TCACAGTGCACTTTATCAGAACTTGTTGATGGTTTCCAGCCAATGATCTCAGCCATTTGTATATCCTTATGTTGTCGTCACAGTGACCGACCCAACAGATCCAAGGGCCGAGGACCCACGTACGTGTGGCGTGTTCAACTCAGACACCTTCAAGTACCCGCCGTGATTAAACACGGTTCCTGGTTCTACGTTATAGTCGTCAGTTTGTAGGTTCGTAAACACCGTAAACGTATTACGCCCCTCACCAGGGTTCCGCTCGTTCTGCATGTAAACAGAAATTGCTCGAATAACCTCGGCAAAATACCCTTGCTGATACTCCTGCGGAGGGACCGGAAGAAATGGAAGCGTTAGATTTCGTGACATTAACGCCTCCCGTCGGGCCGTATATCAACCCTAGGTGACCCAAGTCTCCATGTTACTCCAGTGTCTGCGTTGGAAACCTTGAAACTAAACTGTCGCCCACGCAGCCTGAAATCGAGCTGCTGCCTGTCGTTGTCGTAGAACACTCCCGTGGAAGAACGAAGATACGATCCGCCAGAGATGTTGCGAACATTCATTGTGATATCAACAGAGGGGTTTTCCGCAGTCGAGTTTTCGAAAGCCACATCTGGGAATACCCGACGAATGAAACTGAACTGTTCACCGTCACCGATGTCCAAGGGACTAGACTGGATGTACGAGTCGATTGCCGATGCGGGCGATGTGCTGCCATCATCAAAACCAACCTCATGCTCATACAAGTAGCCGTCCAAGCCAGCTGCGATCGGGTTTTCAAATGCCCCGCGATCGACCCAAGAAGAACGAGCAAGTGTGCCGTAATACCAGACATTTTCTTGGTAGTTGTAAACAACATACCTATCCACAAGAGCAGAACTAGACGAGGGGTAGAACCACCACACCTCAGAATGAGCCGAGTTCAAACCCGCAAAGACCTTGTCGCCTTGCCCGAAGTTGAAATCGTCAAACACGTAGCTACGCACGCTGCATGGTATGCGCTGCACCGAACCGTTGTACATGTAGAACTCAGACTGACCCATCCAGAACACCATGTCGTCTACGGCGACACCGGCCATCGGACCTTGGATGCTGGTGTTTTCCGAGATCAGGTTGATCCCGAAGGTAAACGGCGGGCCTAAATACTGCATCGCATGAAGCGACGTGTCGGTGAAAACCAGAACCTGTTGTCGGGTTTCAAATACCGTAATGATTTCAGATCCCGCACTAATACGAAGATCGCCCGCCGTGTTGGTAACAGTGGGCGTCCAGTCTGCTGCGTTTTCTTGGTCCGAGAAACGAATGAGCAGAGGATCTTGCGTGCCGATGTTATCAACAGGATCACAGCCAAAAGCAATCACATGGCGGTCCCGGTTAGAAACAAGAACAGCACGAGCAAGAGTTGGGGCGCCTAATGCACCGGACAGGTCCGTCAGAGGAACTGCGCGCTGAAACGTTGTGTATGATGCGCTACGATCCCAGTAGTAAATCCCACCATTCCGTGGATTGAAGATCAAATCCTCGCCAAAGTTATCTTGAGACCATGTGCGAAGGTTTCCTGTAGCTGTGTTGATGTTTGTGGCAGAACCCCATGTCCCGCGGCTCCAATAACCGGCACCCCACCCGTTCCCGTACAGAGCGGTGTCTAGACCAGTGTTGATCTGGTACGATCCGACAGTATTTGAACCACCGTTGCCACTATCCGAAGCATTGGCAGCAACCGGAGTGTATACCAGCTGACCATCAACTGTGATGCTGGTAATAGAGGTGTTCGCTGTTCGGGCCTGGATTGTGTACGTGTCGGTGTCTACGACCGAAAGGATCTGATACTCTTGGTTCAACACATCTGCGGTGATGTCCCCGCCCAAGCTTACAGCCCCGCTAAATGTAACGAAGTCGTTGGCGGTTGCGCCGTGGCCCGTGTCGCTTACCGTAATAATCGAAGACCCATCAACGGCAGCAAACGTAACATCGCCAGCTGCCGTTGTTTCTCGAATTGGGGTGATGTCATTATAGCCACCACCCTCTTCCGCATAGAACTTCAAGTCTGTTCCAACACCGATCAAACGAGTGCCAAGAAGATCCCGCCAGGGGTGCAACGAACGAGCATACCCCAAGAAAGATAGGATACCCTTCCGAGTCCAGCCCCCAATCTTCTCAGGAAACCCTTTGGTAAATCGTACCTTATCACAATCGTGCCAACCGCCCTCGTTGGTGTAGTTGGTTACTTCACGATTGATCCCTGGACGGAACTGGAACTTTTGAAGCGGCATGTTTCATCACGCCGCGTTCAAGGCATCGAGACGATCCCAGACCCAGGTCGCAGCTGCTACCGGATCGAATGGGACTGTTTCCATTGGGTTGTTCGGGTCGGTCTGTGTCCATTCCGCGCCGACGTTTGCAAGGTAGGTTTGTAACCACTCCTTGCTGTCAACAATCTCAAAGTCGCCGCTGGCCTCGTCTTTTGCGATCCCAATCATAATGTTGTCACGAGGGGAAGGCGTGTTGGGGTCGGTCACAACATACACACCGCCTACGCCATCTTCGCCCAAGTAAAGAAAGTCAGGGATAGTTCCCTCTGCAGTCAGGCGATATTTAATGCATTGATACGCCATTTGCGTCTCCTTCAGAGTATTGGCCGCTGAAACAATACGACCCAAAATGTCCTAGCTCACACCACGGAGCGGCCCAGACGCTGCCCCCAAGCTCACGATACTTATGACAGAAAAAGTAGTCTTCGGAAAGCAACTCATGCTCGACGTTGCCAACTTGGAAGAAGTCATAAATTCTTTCGCCAGGGCGGATGGTGGAACCCCCATTGGTATAGTAGCCAACTTCTGGTTCCAGTGTATCAAAAACATCGCGCCGGATCAGCATAAATCCTGTGCCGCCATGCTTGATTTGGAAAGGTTCGTCCGAAGCCATCATAGTGTGCCCCTCAAGTTCATTGAGAGCAAAGACACCCGACAATCGGCTAAGGTCTTTATGCATGCGAAGTGCACCCCTGCGGATGCGTTCCCAATTAAACCCCTTCATCGGTACAGGTCCGATGATGATACCCTTGTCAGCCTTGATCATTTTAGCAACGTCGTTGGGGCGGAACCGAATGTCAGCATCACAGAACAGAAGATGGGAGGCGTCCGTCTGCAAGAAATGATGAGCTATCGTATTCCGCCCCCTCTGGATCAACGACTCGTTGCCCAGAAAGATAGTGGTCAGTTTGTGACCGTGTTCCGTAAGTGCTTCTTTAAGGCCAAGTAGCGACTGACAATACTCAGTCGTCATCATGCCACCATAGCAGGGTGTGCCGACCACAAGGTGGAAACCGTCCATTACTCGTCCTCCTTGCTGTGATCTTCCAGAGCCACATTCGTCAGAGATGTCTTGTCGAGGATTTGGAAGCCACGGCTGTTCGCAAATTCGGCGGGGCAGTGCGCCCACTTGTCCGCGCACTTCTCCAGCCACGCCACAGTGTCGGAGTGCTGCGGGGCCTTGCCCTGCGCCATCATTTCGTTTTCCCACGAGAGGTAAGCATACACCTCCATCTGCGCTTCAGCAGCGGGCAGGCCAAGATCAAAAATGTAGATCATATTGCCTTCGTCGATACTGCCGCCGCGAGAGCGGGCCGCAGTCAACGCCTGCTTCATGCAGGTCATAATGTGATACTTGACCTCTTCAATCTCGTAGTCTTCCTCAGTCAACTCTTCTTTGCCGAGCTTCTTCATCAGGTTGTCGTATTGGTTTGTGAAGAAGTTCAACTTGCGGATCGCACCTTGGACATGGTTCTGCGTGCTGATGAGATGCGCCTTAGCCTCGACGATTTTGATTTCCAGAAGCTCGCGCTCCAGATCGTCATCCTCTTCGTCAAGCTTGCGCTCCAGCTTCTTCAGCTTGTTCTCTTTCTTCCGCATACCGATGTAGGCTTCTTGCAGCGCGGACCTGGTTCGGTCAATCTCGGCCAGCGTGTGCTTGATTGAGCGCACGGGCGTGATAGCCGTCACATCAAGCGTGACGCCCATGAACTGCGAGTGCGACTTGTGGAAGTTGGAGGTCGCCTGCGCCACAGCCGGAGCCTTCTCATCGATGTTTTGCAGCATCGACTTATACTCAGGCTTGGCGCTTGGCAGATGAATAGAAAGTTCAGCAACGACGAGCGCGTTGCTTTCGTTTTGATCAGTCATAGCTTACTCCCATATAAGCGTGTGTTCGGGAGTATATAGTTTTATGGTTTTGACGGCCAGTCTTCTTCTGAAAGATGTGGGAAATTGGCATGATTGGTGATGTCACGCAAAGCTTGACGGTAGAGTTCTACCATGGCGGGGATGTTCGTCCCTTTTTCCGTATGCATGATCACGATCCAGTCAGTCTCTGCAAGCAGCTGATTGCGTTGGTTGCGAACACTTGCAGCCGCGCTAGCATCAACACGGGCGCGATAAGCTTCTGTTTGAGCAGCAACAGTTTGCACTACGTTGTTTTCATCTGTGTATTCTGAAAACACTGGCCCAACAGAATAAACTGTAAACCATTTTCCATCAGCATCCTGCGTAACGCCAGATTTGTAGCTGAACTCATAGGGAGGCGTTGTCGTCGCCTGCGGGCCCTCAAACACGGGATCAGCACCGAGTTCATTAAGGCGCTCTTCAGTGATGGGATTTCCCAACACCGGGCGCGTCTTTTTGTGCATCTTCCGAAAAGAGATCTCAGTGACCACTTCCCCGGTTTCTCGAATGCGAATCAAGCCCATGTCATTCTCCTCTATGCAATCGCCAAGAAAATATACTCGGCACTGCTTACATTTACATTTGTAGCAGCATCTTGGTTTACGATAAAGCCTGTGCTTTCCGCGTCCACGCTATCATCGCCAGTGACCTCAGCCGCATCCGTATTCAGCGACAGATGCGGATCGTTACCAGCAACAATACCACGGGCGCTATCCCAAACATACCAGTCGCCCGTGCTGTCGGTGCGCTTGATGAGGATGAACCTTGCGCCAGTTGTAAAGCCGCAGTCAATCGTTTGGCTGGTGCCGTTGCCTGTGTAGCTGCCGACCTTGCTCACGCCGGGGAGGGTGGCGAAGAGGTAGGCGATGTATTTTGTTGGATGACCAACTTGACCATTAAAATATGTCCCAACCGTAAAATCTGTTTCCGTTGGGCTAGTATTGTTAAAATAGTCTACACTAGTAAGAGGCCCGCCAATGCTGTTTAGCCTCAATATAGCTGTGTTTCCAACATCCTTATGATAAACACCCCACGCAGCTGTAGTGTCTCTTACTTTTACTATAAACATCTCAGGTGTGACGGTAAGGTTGTGAGAGATGGTTTGGCTTGTTGTGTTGTCGGAACCATACGCCACCACATCGAAGAAGCCGGGCGCACGGCGGAAGGCATGGGATATAAAAGTATTACCGTTACTGTTTAGCCCGCCAGAACCACCTAGTATAAAGCCCGTGTTGCTATCAAGGCCGTCAACGTAATAGTTGTCAGACATAGTTGACTCAGCGGCGGTTGATTGAGTAACTAATCTTTGCTTTGCCCCCCGCATACGGTCAAACACGTTTCCGTCATTGCTTGAAAGCGCCCTGCTTGTTGCAAAAAGGTAGTCCACAGGAAAACCCGTGGTTATCACTCTGTTGTCAACAGCATCACCCGTGTAAGCAACAGGCGCAAACACCTCCGTCCCACTCGTAGGCGCACGCATCGGGCCACGGCGGATGGCGATGTAGATGTAGTTGTAGCCATTTCCATTTAGAGCAAATCCACTTGTCTTTAAAGTAAATCCAGTTGGATTTGGCTGCATTGCAAATAGAGAACCAGATGCTTCAGCCTGAGAATTGTTTGGGTTTAGACGTGCTGAGCTGGAATCAGTCATACCACGCATAGTATCTATCAGCGTCCAATCTTGCCCAAGGTCATACCCTTTAACCAGCACCCACTGAGGCTCCCATCCAAGATCAATCTCAGGGCCAGTAGTAGAACCATTCCCCGTATAACTCCCACACGCAATCAACCCATCAGAGCCATCACCAGACGGGCCGAGGGGATCGTGGGCGAAGAGGTAGATAACATAAGTCCTGCCACTAACATTTAAGCCAGTGCCAATAGTAAAATGAGTGTCTGTCGGCTCTGTGTCACCCCAGATATTACTGTTTGTTTGGGCTGCACCAGTGCTGTTTATGTTTACATATTTTGTTGCCCCAAGAGATCGGTGATACGAAAACCAGTTGTCAGCAATGGCTGTTGTTTTAGCCGTGTAAAATCCCGGAACCACACCTAAGTTGTGCGGCACTGATTTATTACCAGTCCCATCCCCCGTAAACGTCACCACATCGAAGAACCGAGGTGCCTTGCGGAAGGTCCATGAGACAATGTTTTGCCCCGTAGGAGATAAACCTGAGGGCAAAGTGTATCCGTCTGAATTAAAGACAACTGGACTACCACCAACATTAGAAATCTGTGCGGCAGTTGTGTTAGAGCGTATGCTGTATTGACCAGTTCTTTCTGTATCATGTAAAAAATGGTCATAACCAGCAGCTCTAACTTTATCCCATGTCATTCCACCCTCACCAGCGAGGTCAATCCCGTTGGTGATCGTCAGTGCCGAGCCAGTGCCAGTGTAGAGGTATGTGCTGAACACGTCTTCGATCAGCGGCTTTTGGTTCCCGGCAGTAGGCCACAGTCCGGCCTTCACGTAGGTAAACGCTTCCTGCAAGGACCACGTACCGCTGGCCGAGGAGTCCTCAAACGAGCCAGTGGGCTCGACCGCAGTCGAGGAGATGATGTTCGCGGGGAAGCGTTTGTCGGACATGGTTAGAGCCCTCCGTGACCGTTAGAGCAAGAGCCCATAAAGTTTTTAGGCGAAGACAAATCACCAAAGTCTAATGCGTTTCCGGCTGATGCTATGGTAACAAAGTCAAGCACATTGTATGTTACACCCGCGTCATAGCCCCCACCAAACACAGCATAGCTGTCTCCAGAAACCGCGCTAAGATATTGTCTTGCAACTGTAAGGTCACCGAAGTCAACAGCGTTACCTGTTGAAGCAATCGTGACATATTCAATCGTGTCTGTGTATGATGTCGCCGTGCTGTTGCCGCCACCAAACAACGCTCGCGTCTGACTAGACGCTGCTGAAAGCGCATAAAATGTTTGGGACAAGTCACCAAAATCCGTGGCGTTTCCTGCCGAAGCTGTTGTCACATAATCAATGATATCCGTTTGCGGCTGCCCGCCAGCATTAAGTGTTCTTGTCGGGCTAGAGCATCCGGCGTGAGAGTATCTGGAAACAGTCATGTCCCCAAAATCCGTGGCGTTGCCAGTTGTCGCAATAGTAACATACTGGATCGTGTCAACAGTTTGACCACCGCTAAACAACGCCCTAGTGTCCGATCCTCCAGACGCCATAAAGACCGCGCCACTAGAAAACAGAAGGTCACCAAAATCTGAAGCATTACCAGTGGTGTTGATGGTGACATATTGAATAGTATTGACCGCGCTACCGGAAACCTCGCCGCCAGCAAAAAGACCTCGCGTCTTTGACGCGGCGCCTACCAGTCTATCTCGTGCGGTAATCAACGAGCCAAAAGTTGCGGAGTTACCCGCAGTGGCGATAGTAATGTAGTCAATGGTTGCTATAACAGTGCCAGTAGTTCCACCGGCAAACAAACCCCGCGCTGGCGGCGGGTTAGTCCAGTTGTTTTGACCAACAGCCTGATACACCTCGGACAGGGACCACACACCTTGATAATTGGGCATTATGCAAGTCCTCCGTGGCAATCAGAAGCACCAGCTCTTTGTGAGCCTACAGCTAGTAAATCACCAAAATCTGTAGAATTTCCTGTGCTTGCCATAGTGACGTAACTCATCACGTTGGTAAAACTAGAGCCGTTAAACCCATGAGCGCAAACTGCCCTTGTTTTATTCGAACACGCACCGTTTTCAAAAGCCCCTGTATAAAGATCGCCAAAGTCAGTTGCATTTCCTGTGGTTGCTGTTGTCACATAATCAATCGTCGTGTATGGACTAACACTGCCACCCATCCAAACAATTCTAGTAGTGCTACAGCCAGCTTCCATTTGATTTCTAGTTTCAGATAGGTTGCCAAAGCTAGTTGCGTTTCCAGTGGATGCTATAGTGACATACTCAATACCAGCGGCATCACCACCAAAAACCGCTCTCGTTCCGTTTGATCCCGCTCCACCATTTGAGCGACTTGTTGTGGCAAAATCACCGAAGTCAACAGCGTTACCTGTTGAAGCAATAGTGACATAAGATATTTGATTGTTGTTTTGCCCGCCCATAAAAAGGCCTCTAGTATCATTGGCGGTTCCTGCCATTCCTATATTCCTAGAATCACCACTTGCTATAAGTAAATCACCAAAGTCTTGTGCGTTACCAGTAGTGGCAAAGGTTATGTATTCAATGAAATTGCTTCCGAAAGTAGTTCCTGTTCCACCAAAAGCTAAAGCTCTGATAGAGTTGCCAAACGCACCCAGTTGCTTTTGGGCTATGGACAAGTCGCCCCAGTCAGTCGCATTTCCTGTTGATGAAATGGAGATATATTGTATGACACTACTGTTTGGATCTCCTGCGCCAAAGAAAACACCTGTGTCTGGAATAGATGGCGTAACACTCCCGCTCGCATCACTCGGCGCAGACCACCCAAACGCATTAAGTGCCCAGACACGGAAAGTGTAGGCGGTGTCGTTGGTCAAGCCAGTGACCGTAATTGGCGAAGACGATCCCGTAGCGCCGATACCGTCATTGGACGTGGCAACGTAGCCCGTGACAGCAGAGCCACCCACATCAGACGGCGCGGTGAAGCTTACGGTAGCTTCCTCGTCACCTGCCGATGCGCTTACACCAGTCGGTTCATCAGGAGCATTCAGGCCATCTTGGTTGATGAACCCGCCTTTACGATTCGCCATAGTAGGCTCTCCTTATGAGATTTCCTCATAGGAAACAATTACTTCTAGGTCGCCGCCAGTCCCTGCTGTTGCAGTGATCGACTTGTCCTCTTCAAGATACAAAGCAGTGCTCTTGTCCACGACAACAAGCGACGCGTCCGCAGGAACAGAAATGGTGCTGACTAGCGAGTACGCTGTGCCGCCACCTGCTGCTGCACTGTGAACGTCTACGGTAACGTCAGCGGCATTTGTGCCGTCGACGTTTGCAACTTGGATCATGTTGATCTTGAACACCTTGCCGCTTGCCGCAGCGTTGCTGACCAAAGTGGTCTGCGAGGTGGTGGAAAGTGCAACTGTCGCGGATTTACCCGTGATTGTTGTTACGTTTACAATATTTGGTGCGGCCATCTATTTTTCTCCTTAGCCAAACACGATTGCCATGGCAATTGCCTTGCCAGTTGAGATACCAGCGTCCGCAAACGAAAGTGTCCCGGACCCATTGGTGGTCAGTGCCTGACCGCTAGACCCATCCGATCCCGGAAGGGTAAATGCTGTGACGAATGTCTGCAAGTTGGAATCATAAGCAAGAACAGTGGTTCCAATGTCGCTTGTGGTAAGAACACCAGTGAGGTCCGTCGCTAAACTAACTACGTTTGCACCAGCGCCGCCGCCGTCACAGTAAACAATGTCTTTCGCACCGTCAGCAACAGTTACAGTGGTGCCTGACCCCTGGGAGATAATAACGCTCTCGCCCGAGTTGTTTACAATGTAGTAGACTTTGTCCTGGTCGTTTGGGCTAACGGTGACCGTGTTCGTCCCGGAAGGAGAACCACCAAAAACCAGAACTTTATAATGACCATCCGACAACGTACCGTCTGTCGTCGTCAGAGTATGGGTTGTACCAGAAAGTGTGATCGCACCTACACCGTTGGTGAGGCGGTCAATGATTTCAAGGTTTGTGTTCGTGGTATCGCCCCACGTACCGGACTGCTCACCGTTGGCGATAAGCTCGATGCCCGTGTTGACTGTGTATGTACTAGCCATGAATTACCTCTAGACCCCCGTCACGGTTGGATTTCAGTATAGCTTGTTGTGGTGCTTGGCACAATGGCTGTCCAACTCGTGCTTGGATTTGGAACAATGCGCCCCCAAACAAGAACACCCCACGGAGCAATTAGCCCGTCTGCAGAGACGCCCGTGACGTTCACGTCGATCCCTGTACCTGTGGTGACAGTAACAGAACCAGTACTACTTGTCAGCTCAAAACCAGTGACAGGTATTCTCTGATTTACCTGAGTGGTAACGGAGCCAACTTGCCCGGTTCCTTCCAGCGGAAGCGTTACAGGCTGACTCCATGCACCAGAGCCCCAAGTGCTGCGGCTCCAGCCCTCAAAGAAAACCAATGCGTCCTGGCGGATTGAGTTAGATATACCTGTGGCTGATACGCCTGTCGGAGAGACAACAGCAATACCAGTAGCGGTTATAGTGCCAACTCCGCCAGTGGCTTCAAGGCCCGTCGCCGCTGGAGACGTAGAACCGGTGGCAACCGCAGTCCCAACAGCAGAGGTGCCGCCAACACCAGTAGTGTTTACGTTAACGCCAGAACCTTCTCCGATCGTGACGTCACCGACGGCCGACGTAGACTCAACACCTGTAACAACAGCTGCAACCAAGGCCCTGAATGTAACATCACCAACAGCCGTCGTGGAGGCTAGTCCGGTAACAGATACTTCTGCGCTTGCCGTTGCGGTAACAGAACCAACACTGCCTGTGGCCTCCACACCTGTGGTCGGAACATCAGCAGTACCTGACGTCGTAACAGTTCCGACAACCCCAGAGGCTGCACTGCCAGTAATCGTAGGCGAGACGTTGATTTGAACCGTTGTCGAATCAACAGCACCAGTGGCGCCGAGACCAGTGACTGAGGCTATTGCATCAGCGGAAACAGAAACAGTTCCCACGCTCCCAGTGGCAGACAGCCCGGTCACCACTACAGGTGCGGGCTGACTCCACGGGCCCTCAGACCATGTGCCTCGGCTCCAGCCGGTGATGCTCGCCATGACTGGTCACCCCGCCTAGATTAGGCGATGCGGATAATAGCGTTAGAAGCATCCGCAGTCGGGAAAACAATCTGGAAGTCACCAGCGGTCGAGGTTTTGTCTGCGCCAAAGTCTAGAACAACTACAGACGGGTCGCCTGCTGCCGTGTCGTTGTAGATCAACGCGCCACGAGCAGTGATCGTTGCCGAAGTGAACGTGATGTCGTCAAAATCGGTAAACGCCGTAGTGCCCGACGTGGTGGGTGTAACATTGGTCAATGCTCCACCACCTGCAGAATACGAACCGGAGTCACCAACCTCGTTTGAGGCGGTGTATGCCGTAGTTGCAGCAGTGAACGAAGCGTTGTTGTCATACAACGCCAGCTTGAATGTGTCACCAGTGGTATTGGTGAAGTTGTGTGTGCCCGTCATCAGCTCCGATTTGAAGCTCGTGCACATAAAGTTGCCAGTGAACGCCATCTTACAGTCTCCTTATGAGTTCAGCCAGTTCGGGGTGACCCGCATCATTCAGAGCATTATACACTGTTGTGCGGTCGCTGCGAATAGCTTGTCGCAAATAGTATGCAACCAGCTTTTCGATGTGCTTTTGGAAAGCACGAGCTTGGTCTCTAATCCCCGGATGGGCTTTGTCGGAGACCGAAATAATTTTCTGCGCGCACTGATCCGCCAACTCGTCTGGAGTAAAGCCACGGTTCTCCGTGGTCCTCACACTCACAATCGGCTGATCTTTGGGAACATCCAGCTTAAACTCAAACATTAGCTTTTGGGCCTTATGACTAAGCCAGTACGATACTGGTCAGTTGTTTCCTTAGCTTCGCCAAGAGCTTTGATCCCAACGATAGACTCCTGAAGGCGTTGAGCATACATCTGCATGACATCAGTTTCGCCCTTCATAAAGATGTACGCTTCAATCAAGCTCCCGTAAAGCAAAGCCATTTCAGCGTTTGTGCTAAGCCAGGTCGTACCAGAGTCCGATAGTTCTGTAATGCTTTGCGGACGGTAGAGGTAGTGAAGCTCCATCGTATAGATCGCATCCGGTGTTGGACCAAGCAAAAAATAGTCCACGTCGAACTGCGAGTAATACAAGGGGGCACCCTTTGTGGTGGTGTCCGGATTGTACTGCTGGACGAATGATACATCCTTAAACTCAAGGAAGTGACGGTCTCCGTCGTCGCCTCGATAGCTTAACGAGTCAGGCGCCAAGAAGTCAGACGGAACAGCTAGGTACGGATTCCCATCGTCCGAAAACGCTGTTGCGTTTTTACGGAACAAGCTTAGTTGAACCTGCTTTAGGATTCGCTCTTCAGCCTGCCGAATAAACAACGGAATGTTGTTAACGAAGGTGGTCTCTTCGTTTTCCGTGTAATCCTTAACAGCTTGTTTCAACTCGCCATATGTAAGTGTCATGTCGTCACCACCGTAACTTGTCCCACCTTACCTAACATACGAGGACGCTCAAGGCGAGGATTCTCCACTGTCGGAACACCAACATATACCTGTAGAGCCTCTGGTTGGTCCGGGCGAGGATCCCGTAGAGCCTGTGGGTCAGGGCCTGGGCGAGGAGGAAATAACTGAGGATGTTTTGGTTCATACTCGTCCCTACCGACAAGCGCGCCAGTCCACTCCTTCTTCATATCCCGAAGACGGTAACGGAAACCCGACCGGTCAGAAATGCCGTATGCGTTCTTGCCAGATGCGAATGCCATCAGACCCTCAGATAACGAATGCTCGGCGTCAGAGTCAGCGGCACCTTGGCCTCGTCCTCATTCGCCGCGCGTTGGAACTCTTCCTCGTAAATGGATTTCATCATCTGCACACGTTCAGGCGCACGCTTAACCGCAAGGTAATACGCCAAGCCCGCAACCATGCAGGGATAAAAACGGAAGGGAATGCCAGTGGTGTTCGTCAGAGTATCCACATCCTCGATACGGCGTACGTAGTAATACACCAGCTGGTCAGTGGAGTTTTCTGGCGTCTGCCACAGGTTAATGACAGGAGCAATCTGACGATCAAAGTAAAACTGAGAGGGACGACCCTGGTCGGTCTTGTTCGGAAAGTTCAAATAATCCGATCGGCTGATCCGATCCATCTCGTAGTCAGTCCCGCTGCGGCGCAGAACCATGTCCAGGATATCTACGACATCCTCTGCCAAAGTATACTGCGCGGTGCCTTGCGTCACGGTCGTCGTACCTTGGGCCACGGTCCACAGGTTCAAGCCACGGTTAGCCCATTCGGCAAACATCAGGTTCATCGAGCGACGAGCCGTCTTGGCGTCGTAGCCCGTCCGCATCTCTTGACCGATGCGCTCGTAGGCCTCTTCAATCGCTTCCGCGACGTCGAGGTTAAAGTCTCGTGAACCAGATGTTGTCATTTCTTTTTAGCCGTCTTGGCCGATTGCTTGAACGCCTTAGCAGTAGGCGCCCCTTTCGAACCGGGCTTTCTCATTTTCTCACCAGAACCAGCGGCGATGCGCTTACGTTTGGCGTGAATGTTGGCGTAAAGTCCTGGCTTCTTGGCCATTACTTCATCTTCCCCATAGCCATTTGTTTGCGGGGGCTACACATCGACTGATCCGTCGTCTTAACCTTGCCGCCCTTTTTGTAGCCAGCTTTAACTTTGCCGCCCATCTTCATGCCTTTGGATTTGCAACCAGCCATCGGAACCTCCGTTATTTGCTTAGCCATATTACCACGCATCATTGCCATTGTCTTCACCACAAAGCTTTGGTTGCGAAGAAGGCCGTGATCGCGAGAAGCGTAATCGCGATCTGCCCGTAGAAGGCCATCGTGCCATGATACACTCGATTGTCCAACTTCTCGATAGCGTTGGCCAGTCTCAGCATGTCCTTCTCCATATGAGAAAGATGATTGTTTTCAAGACGATCCAGTACGGCCTCAATCCTTACGAGGCGTTTGTCGATGTCATGTACATCTTTCTCAACAGTATCCATTCCGTCACCACATCTTGCACGACCAATACTTGGCCGATAGTTTATCCAACTTGCCCTTGTCACAACCATGACGCGCACGGAATGACTTCCGGCGTTCTGGGTTGGATTTCTTGATCGTCATATTGGCATCGCCAAAACGAACGATCTTCTCCTTGCCATTGGCACAGGCTTTTACAACGGACTTCTTGCCGCCCGAAACTTGGCGCTTGGGTTTGTTGCAGGCCATCTTGGACTTATCGATCTTAGGCATTAGAGTGGCCCCGTACTTTGAATGTAAACAAATTCCATTGACGCCGAAACATTAAAGCTAACAGATCCAGAGGAAGAAAACGCCCTCATTTCTAAGTCTGTTTTTTCTGCGAACCTTAATGGAAAAGTATAAAATTGCTCGTGTGCGCCATCTGTAAGAGTAAATCTTTCTTTTATTTGAAACACTTCCCCATAGGGTCTAGCAACAAGACTAGCATTCAGAATAGAAGGTG